ATCGTAAACCTCACGCCGCACACCGTCACGCTGGTCACCGCGAACGGGGACGAGGTGGTGATCCAGCCGGAGGCGACCCCGGTTCGACTCCCCGCCACGACCACCCCCGTAGGGGATGTCAACGGCATCCCCCTGGTCGAAGAGGCGCTGGGAGACGCCAACAGTGTTCTCCCGGCCCCTCAGCCGGGAGTGGTCTACGTGGTCGCGCGCCCCGTGGCTGAGCGCGCCAACCGGCCGGACCTGGTCGTCCCCACGCAGGTGGAGCGGGTTGACGGGCGTCCGGTGCGGGCCCGGGCTCTCGCCCGGGTGATGGCCGCGTCCCCGCGCACCACGGCCGCTGACGCGCTCATCCGGGTCGCCGAAACCGCGGTCACCGAAGACAAGGACCGCCGCACCGGGCTGGAGCTGCTGGAGGTCGCCGCCGAGGTTCGCCGCGGCAGTGTGCACGCGTTCCGGGATGGGGTGCGGCAGCTCTCCGCCCTGGAGCGGGTGCAGTTCATCTCCGCCCAGCTCCGCTGGGAGACCCGGGCCGCGCTCGAGACCCTGCAAGGGCTGGAGTCCGCCTACGTGGCGGACGTGCAGGACAACCCCCCAGCCTGCCGTCCGTGCGGCGGCACCGGGGAACTGCCGGTCGACGATGTCACCCCGCCGATCCCCTGCAGCGAATGTGAAGGGACCGGCCGGGAACAGGTGGTCGTCCCGACCGCCTAGCAGCGGGCCGCTAGTCGAGTAGAACCGGTGCGGCCCCAGCGGCCGCACCACCCAAACAGGACAGTCGAGCCCCAGACCACCGCCCCGGGGAACAGCCCCAGGGCCCGACCGGAAGGAACCGGAAATGGCTTTCGTCACCGCCGAGCACGTCTACGCCCTCGCCAGCGCAGAGTTCGGCGACCTGCCCGTCCTCGCTATCGACACCGATGGCGAGATCGAGGTCTTCCCCCAGTCCACCGCGCAGGCCCGCTGCGCGGAGATCCTCACCGACGCCGCCGCCCTGCTGGACTACACCGACGGCGGCGAGCTGGACGACACCCTCGCCGAACAGTTCGCCGCCGAGATCAACGAGGCCCTCGGCCTCACCGGGAACGGCGACGCCGAGGAGTTCGGCAACCCGCACGGCATCGACCAGGAACGGTGATCTAGCTCGCGGTTGAAGCCCCGTCCCCGCAGACGGGGCTTCTTCTTTGCCGCACCTGATGAGTAGGCCATCCACCCCGGCCTACCGCCACCACCGCTTTACGTTGCAAAGGAGGAGCACCCCAATGTCCTTGATCCGGGTCGTAATCACCACCTTCGGCACGCTGCACGGGCCCGCACCGGCCGACGGCGACGCGCTGCTGATTGACCTGAGCAACGCGCTGCGCAACCCGCACCATGACCCTGCACTGCGCTACCGGACTGGCCTGGATCCGGCGGTCCGGGACCACGTCCTGACCACGCCCGGCGCGGACCGCGTCGTTGCGCTCGGCGTTGACCGCATCCGCGCGCTGGTCACCGTGCACACCATGCAGGTTCAGCCCATCCTCACTCGCGTTCACGTGGCCTGCAGGGGTGGCCGTCACCGGAGTGTTGCGGTCGCCGAGGAGATCGCCCGCGAGCTCCGCCGAGAGGGCATCGGCGTCGAGGTCCACCACCGCGACATAGACAAACCCGTGGTGCAGCGCTGACCTGCACGTAGCGCGGAAGTGGAAGCCCTCGGCCACATGGCTGGAGGGCTTTTTGCTGTTGTCGGCAACCCCGGCGCTGAGGGCGCTGGTTCTCCGGGGTGGCTCGGCGCCGGCTCGGAGTGGTCGCCGAGGGGATCCCCGGGGAGCTCCGCCGAGAGAGGCCGCGGCAGGCGGGGGGTTGTCCCCCGCTTTTTTGTGCGCACAGAACCCCTACCGAAGCCCAGACAAAGCGGACATTTAGGGGTATTTCTCCGCAGTCGTCTCAGTGGTCTTAGTAAATATCTTGAGATAACTGAGATGACTGAGATGACTGAGACAACTGGAGCTGACCTGCACAAACGCCAGTCGTCTCAGTCATCTCAGTCGTCTCAGTGGCCTCACACTCTCTCGCACTTTGATGATGCGGCACTCAGGCCACCCCGGCCGAAGTGTTAGATGCAGGGATTGGCTGCACAGTGTGCCGGGGCCGCTACCGGGCTGGAAGTTACTCAGCGTGGCGGTGACTGAGGTCCGATCCTGAGCGCCTCGGCCGGGGAAGCGGCCATGGTTTTTCATAACCTGTCATTATCGAAAGCTAGAAAGCGGGACAAACCGGACATTGCCGAGCGGCTCGCCGAGGAAGCGCAACCGCTGAGCGGCCACGGATCGTGAACAGAACCGCAGAGCGGAACACCGGTGGGACGCGGCGCTGAGCGCGAAACGCTAGCGGACCGCAGAACTGCAGACCAAACCCCACACCGCCGCGACCTGCACAAACGCCTCTGCGTGCATCTCAGCGCGCTCTAGGGGTATTTCCAAGCCCCATGTTTTACCCCTGCCCGCTCCTTTTTCTCGCCTCTACGCGCATTTGAGGGCGTCCGCGTGGCGACGCCGAGTTTCACCGACCAGGGGCGTGGGGCGAACAGGACTAAGCGGCGCCTTTGTTGTCACGGCCTGTGTTGCACAAACGGCGCGTCCGACGCCGAGCAAGAGGGTGATTCACCCACTTGCCGGGGTCTCTCGGCGCAGGGCGGTATCGAAGATACCTTGGTACTCCCCGTTAATCGGTCTTGATACGTCAGTGACGAAATGGCGCTTCCCTTGATTTACCGCGCACGCGCGCGCGGACGGGTTTTGCGCCGCGAACGTCCAAGGAAGTCAGCCCCGCACGCGACCGGGTCGCTCGGCCCGTTGGCTTCACGAGGGGTGGCCTCGACTGGCACAGCGCCTTTGTTGTCACGGCCTGCGTTTCACGGGTGACCGGGACGAGGCCACCGCACCACTCGCCCCGCAACCGCAGGGGGTGGGGGGTACCCCCTCCCAAGGGGCTAGCCCGGGGCGTCATAGCAGCACTGATCCGGTACGGGTTTTAGAGTCCACCAGCGCCCTCGTCGACGACGTGCCACCGGCCGCACGCGCACGTAGGGCGGGGTCGACCGGTCGACGTCGACGAGGGTGAGGTGACCTGACCGGACTGACCGGACCTGACCAGGTCAGGCCTGACCTGCACCTTCCCCTGACCGCGGTCAGGTGCCAGGTCAGGTTCTCCGGGAGTTGGTCAGCCCCACGGGCCCGTGTGGGGCTGCGTGGGGACTGTGGGGCTCGGCGATTCTTCTGCGGCATCGTCCCCCGGTGATCGATACCGTCTAGGCATGGAACAGCTCGGGGCGCTCATGAGGGCGGCGCGCTCGACGTCGACGAGGGTGACCTGAGCGCCGTATCCCCAAAATTGAGGGAAAGCGCGGTACCGGGTTGTGCGCTGCAGGGCGGCGCCGTTAGGTTCAGGCACATCAGCCCCACGCACGTGGGGATGGTCCGGCCCGGACCTTAAATCTGCTCCCCACGCATGTGGGGATGGACCAACTCCCAGCACGTTTGGGAGAGATCTCCCAGCGTCTTCCCCACGCATGTGGGGATCCCCGTCTCGGGGGATTTGTGAGCGTCCCGGCTCACGTGAGTAGTGGGAAGGGGAGCGCGGTAGCGGCCGCGCTCCCCCTTTTTTTTTGTGGTGTTGTGCTGTTTTTTGTGGTGTTGTGCCGGTCAGGGTTGCCGCTGGAGCACCGACGACGGGTTTCCAGGCGTCGGCGCGACCTGCAGAAACGCCAGCGTCGGGAGTGGGGGACTCGGGAGCGGGGGTAACGGCGACGCCGTCGAGGGCGCGTCGGCGCGCCCGTGGCTGACGCGCGCCGCCGAGGAGTGCGCGCGTGTTCCTGGTCATCCTCGGCGGCGCCTAACGGTCAGGCTTCCGATGCCATGTCCCGGAATCGCTGGTAGTGCAGCTGGCTGGACACGGTGACCGTGGCCAGTCCGCCCGACCGGTTTTTCAACACCAACAGGTCCGCCTCACCACTGCGCGGGGATTCCCGGTTGTAGTAATCCGCCCGGTAGACGCCGATCACTACATCAGCGTCCTGTTCTACCGATCCGGAGTCGCGCAGGTCGGACAGGCGCGGCCGGTGGTCGTCCCGGCGCTCTGCCTCTCGGTTGAGCTGGCACAGTGCGACGACGGCAATCCCCCATTCCATCGCGATCTGTTTCAGTCCGCGGGTGTAGGCGCTGATCTCCTGAGTGCGGTTCTCGACGCGCCCCCGGCTGTCCATCAGCCCGACGTGGTCGACCACCAGCAGCCGCGGCTGCTCTCCACGGCGCTGTAGCGCGCGCAGGCGGTTCTGCAGCGTCCCGAGAGTGCATCTGGTGGGGGTGGCCACGTACAGCGGCTTAGTGCGCATCTGAGCGCGTGCTTGGCGTAGTGCCTCGGCGTCGCGCGGCCCGATCTGGCGGCTCCGGATCGCCTGGTAGGGGACGCGTGCCTCAGCGGCATATAGGCGCTCCATGACCTGTTCGCGGGGCATCTCCAGCGACACGAACAGGGCGGCGATGCCGCATCGCAGTGCCGCATGCCGGACCAGGTCCATCCCCACGACTGATTTGCCCATGGATGGGCGTGCGGCGACGATCATCAGTTCTCCCGGGCGCGCGCCACCGCTGAGGAGCTCGGTCAGTTCTCTGTAGGGGGTCGGGATGATCCGGCTGGTGTCGAGCGGCTGAAACAGCGTTTCAAACCAGTCGTCGTCGTCGTCGACGCGCCACATGTCTGCGGCCGCGGTGTCCCGGGTGGCGGTGACCCGTTCCAACTCGGCCTGTGCCTCGTCGACGAGGTCGTCAACGTCGCCGTGACCGGTGTAGCCGATCTGCGCGATGCGAGTCCCAGCCTGGACGAGGCGGCGCAGCGCCGCACGGTCAGCCACGATCCGGGCGTAGTAGCTGGCCTGCTCGCCGAGGGGGGCGCGCTCTACCAGCGTGTGCAGGTAGGGGGCGCCGCCCACTCGGTCCAGCAGTCCGCGAGAGCGGAGCCGGTCCACCACTGTGACCGGGGTGATCGGGGTGCGGCTGTCATCCAGATCCAACAGCGTGTCGTAGATGAGCTGGTGGGCAGGCCGGTAAAAATCCGCGGTAGAGACAATCCCAGCGACATCGCCCAGGTGGCGGGGCGCCATGAGCACCGCACCTAGAGTGCCCTGCTCGGCGTCGACGTCGTGGGGCGGGGTGCGGCTGTCGTTCGCGAGATCGATGACCGTCATGCCGCCACCTCCTCGGACTCGATGAGCCCCCGAGACTCCAGCAGGCACTTCAGGTCAGCGCGGGTGTCGCGCTCCTCGGGGGTCAGGGACTGGTAGTAGGCGACGACGTCAGCAGCGTCGCCGCATTTGATGTCGCCCGCACAGGAGCTGCAGGTACCACCGGGCATGGGAGTGCCGTGGAGGCCACATCTGCGCTCGTCTGCAGGGTGACGGGACGTGGGGACTTCCCTGGCTGCTCTGAGACTCCGCAGACGCTCTGCCATGTCGCCGTTGGCGACGAGGTGACGCACGTACCCGGACAGGCTCCGCTTGGCTTCTCCCTGGTTCCGGATGTGGTTGACGAGGGCTGCCGCCTCTTCGGGGGTGGCGCCGCACTCGGCGACGATCAGCGCCTCTGGTGGTGTCCTCCTCTTCGTCCCGTGGGATGTGGAGTCGGTTGCCTGAGCGCGGTCAGCGCTAGAGGAAGAAGAGGTATTGAGGTCTGAGGATAGGGGGGGGGAACTGGTTCCCCGATAGGGGGAACTGGTTCCCCGATTGGGGGAACTGGTTCCCCCCAAACTGTCGGAATGGGGGGACCTGGTTCCCCCCATACGGGGATGGTGCGGAACGTCTCGCTCTGGGAACACCGGAATGCGGTACTGAGTGGCGCGCCCCCGCATGGCGTAGATCGGACGACCCAGCGTGTCCGTACCTACGGGGATGCGGATCTCGTAACCGGCGCGCGCCAGCCGCTGGAAAACCTTCTTCAGCGCGTCCCTGGTGGCCACTCCGCTGCGGTGCATCAGCAGGTCCATAGGGATGCGGCTGATGCGCGTCCGCTCGTTGGCGTCGTCAGCGATCACCGCCAGGACCGCGCGCGCGGTGGGATCCAGCTCTGCCGGGGCGTGGTTGAGGACGTGGCGGTACAGCTCGTATCCCATCAGCGCCACCCCTCCTCGATGCGCGCCCACTTCCGGTGGTGGTGGCAGCGGCGGCCGCCGGTACGGATGCGGCAGGGCGCCCCGGTGCGAGTAGGGGCGTGGCAGTACTCCGACCGGGTCAGGTGGCGCGGGTCAACGATCCACGTGGTTCCGGACCTATCGCTGTGGTCGCAGGGGGACGGGTAGGTGGCGATGATCCGCCCGCCGGGCAGCCAGCCGGCGCTGATGGGGTAGGCCACGGCGCCGCACTGGTGGCAGGTGACGTGTCCGGCCGCGATGAGCGGGTCATGCTGCTGGTAGTGTCGGGCGCTCACTGGCCACCCCCCGTGGCCAGCGCGGACGTGTAGTCGACTCCGGTGGTGGGAAGAAGTTGCCTAGTGTGCCAGACTGTGAGTTGCACCGTTTCACCTTTCGCTAGTGGGGTTCGGTGAGCCCCACTGGGCGTGCTTCCAATCGTTGTCTCAGCCACCGAGCGCGGGATGGGCCTAGTCGAGCCCGGTGGCGCTGTCATCTGCAGCGATGAGGGCGGTCGCTCACCGCTCTGCGGAGGCACTCCTGTCATGAGCCCCCGCGTGTTGGCGCACGCGGGGGCTGCGTCATGTCAGGCGGCGTCCTGCTCAGCAGGGTACGCCCATCGGCGCGACTGTGCGCGTGCAGCGCGCTCTGTATGCCGCTCTGAGCGCCATAGGCGCACTCTGGGGCGCGCCTGGTGTCCTGCCATGCTGGAGCATTCCCGGCGCGTCTGAGCGCGTCTGAGTGCGCCTGGGTGCGTTCTGTCGTGGTGGTCATGCGTCACCCAACCGGTAGAGCGTCGTAGGTCAGGGCGACCCGATCAGCGTCCGACACTGCGCGCAAGAACTCCACCGCGCGCCCCCGCTGATCCCTGGTCACCCGGTCAACCACCAGCACGGGACTGCCAGCGCCGAGACCGAGAATCCCCCGCTCGTCCAGAGTGGGCATGCGTGCCGTCACGGTCACATCGGCAGCCGCAGGCGTGAGGCCAGCTGCGGTCAGCGCCCCGTAGGCGCCGCCCGCGATTTTGGTGTCACCTGCCAGTGGTGTCCCGGAGACCAGCTCCAGCGGGTACCAGGCCTCCTGGATCTGCGCGACCTGGTCGCGTGCCCACATGTGGCGTCGTCTGCGGACCACGGGCGCGCCTGCGTCGACGTCGAGGGCGGCCGCCACGTCCGTGGGCGCGCTCTGGTGCTCGATGCCGACCAGCTCAGTGCGGCCGTCGATGCCCTGCGCAGCGCATGCGCGCTCCCATGGGCCGCGGGTGTTGGGCGCGGTGGCGCTGCTGTAGACGGACCAGGGGATGCGCACGGCGCGCCGGTCTCGGACCACGGTGCCTCGGCGCCGGACCGGGGTCACCAAGCCCTCGCGCTCCAGCAGGGCGATGGCCTGTCGGATCGTCCACCGGGACAGTCCGTAGCGTTCTGCCAGGTCCACCGACCGTGGGATGGTTTCCCCTGGCGCGTAGTCGCCGCGCAGGATGGCGGCGCGTAGGTCGCGCGCTACGCGCTCGTACTCGGTCATTTCGTCTCCCCATGCCCTCTCGGTGGGCCGTACTGTCACCACCAGGATAGGTACAGCCATATTGACAGATCTAGGGGAAGCATACACACTCAGTTATGCGCAGCCATATACGGCGGCGCATGGAAAAGCCCCCGCCGGGCTGCCATCCCGACGAGGGCGATCGGATCCCACCTGAGAGGACATCCGATGCAGCAGACCGTTACCCCGCATGAGCGGCGGACACACCACAGCCGAGACGGGGCGCGCCGTGCGTGGTGCGTATGCGGCTGGTCGGGCCCGCACCGGTGGCGGCAAACCGATGTGGATGCCGACTGGCGAGAGCACGCAGCGCAGGTGCGGCCGGACCCGGAGGTCCGCTGCCGCGCCCGCTCCCACGGCACTCCGTGGTGGAAACCCTGCCCCCTGTGCTGGGGACAGCTCGAACTCCCGTTCTGACGACTAGGAGATTGCCATGGATGCACTGGATGCGCTGAGCGCGGTGAAGACGGAGTTGGATCGGCTCGCCGCCCTAGCTCGGGCGCGCGACCCCTACCGGGCAGCGCTGACCATCGCCAGAGAGCTGGAGCGGCACGGCGCCACGGGCTCCCGTCGCGCGATTTGGTCGTGCCCGCTGGCGCGTCACCTCAGCCGCGTCTCGGGAGCCCGCGTGGGGGTGACCCGACACGAAGTGGTCATCGCCGACAGCAGCGGCGAGATCGCGCACACGATCAGGCTGGTCGACCCCTCGGACGCGCTGCTCCCAGTCCGAGAGTTCGTCACCCATTACGACGACTACCGGCGTCGTTTCCGCTGGCTGGACGAAAAACACGCCTGAGCAACGAGCACAAAACGGAGCCCCCACCGACGTGACCCAGTGGGGGCGATCGGACCTCACCTGCGGAATGGAGATTCCGATGAGCACCAGCATGCCACACCTGCGACCGCTGGCGCAGGTCGTCGCCCGCACGCTGCCAGATCTGTGGTGGGCGCACCCCGGCGAGACCCCGGATGAGGCCGCCGCGCGGCAGGACGCCGCGCTCCACATCATCGACGACCTCCTGGACGAGATCGCCGCCGAGCTCGAGGAGGAGGCGGCATGAACGCTGAGTTGCTCGGCCCGGTCGTTCTCGCTGCGGCCGCCGGGATCGCCCTGACCCTGGCCTATATCCGCGCGGCCGCCGCTGTTCGCCGGGTTCGCCAGCGGCTCCGCCGTCTGTCCCGCACCCGCGTTGCCCTCGTCGTCACCCAGACCCGCCCGACCCGTAGGAGGACCCGCCGATGATCCGCCGTCGCCGAAACCGGGCTGCCACCACCGACGTGGTCGCCGCCCTGCAGGAGCAGGTGCGCCAGGCTCAGGCGCTGGCGTCCGTACCCCGCCAGGAGCTCCTGAGCGACCCTCGACTGAACCCCGCCACCCGAGCCCTTGCCGATTCTCTGGAGGCCGAGCGGCTGCGCGTCCGCCTGGAGGCGGAGCACCGCCGCGTGCTCCGCGCCCAGCAGGAGCGGGAGCGTCAGGCCGAGGAAGTCGTCCGCGCGGCCGCGGCTGTGGATGCCGCGCGTGCTGCTACGGACCCCGCGCTGACCGTGCTGTCGGTGGTGCGCTCTCGCCGCCGGTTTACCGCGATCTGCCTGACCGCGTCGCTGTTGCTCAGCGTCGGGTCCGCGATGGGGCAGGAGGCGGCTGTGCAGCGCTACTGGCCGAGCGCGCCGGACGGCGTGGGCTACCTGGCGGAGGTGGCGCTGACCGGTATGAGTACGGCTGCCATTGTGTGGAGTGGGCTGTTGGCGCGCACCGGGGCGCGGTTCAGCGGCCCCGTCCGTGCAGCTCTGGGAGCGCTGGTCGCGCTGCCGCTGGCGGTCTCTGCGGTGGGCGCGACCCTCGGCTCCGGCCCTGTGGGTGCGGTTACGTCGCTGGGGTCTGCGGCGTTCGCGGCGCTGGCGTGGCTGGTGGCCACCACGGCCGCAACCGCCACCGCCGCGCTACTCAACGAGATCGACCAGCGCACCGCACCCGTGGTGGACGAGGGTGGCGAGAGCGACGAGTCGTCGTCGACGGTCGGGGATGCCCTGGCGGTGGTTGGTGACGCTCTGGCGGAGCAGGCTGAGGCCTATCTCCGCGCGTTGCCGGAGCGGCCCGATCACACGTGCGACCGTACCGACGAGTCCACGTCTGATCGCGCCGATGAGCCCACGTGTGATCGCGATGGCGATCACACGGGAAACCTGCTGGTCGCAACGTCTGATCGCACATCCGACCGTCCCGCCGACGACGTCGACGAGCGCGCCGCGCGGGCGCAGGGGATCGCGGCGCGCCGACGTGAGGAGGGTCGCCGCAACCGCCGCATGGTCGCCGACTACATCGCCGCCCATCCGGATGCGACTACCCGTGAGATCGCCAAGCACACCGGGCTGTCAGAGGCGACGGTTCGCCGTATCCGCCGGAGCCTGCGGGGTGAGGGGTGATGGACGCCCGCACTCGTCTGGCGGCCGTCGTCGCCCTCCTAGGCCGCCTGCTGCTCCTCATCGACGCCTATGTGGCCGCGTGCCTGGACCGCCGCCCGCTGATCCACGTTGCCGAGGACGTCGCCGCGTGGTTGGGGCGCGCCTGGCGTGCGTCCGCCGCTGAGGCTCGGATCCGCCGCTACGGCCCCGGCCGCGGCGTCATCGCCGTCGTCATCACCCAACCGAAAGGACACCGACACCAATGACTGAGACCGCCCGTCCAGACAGCCCTAGCCTGCAGAAGCTGGTGGCCGACCTGTCGAGCATCGAGTTCGACAGCGCCAGCGACGTGCAGCGCTACATCGTGAAACTCCGCAACGCCTGCAAGGTCTTGGCTGTTGAACTCGAGTTCGCCAGCGACGACCTGGAGCAGCGTCTGCGGGCCGTTCCCCCACTCGGCGACGACGATAGCGGCCTGGTGATCGCGCGGCGAGCCCGCCAGGTCGCCAAACACCTGAAACGGTCGGCCGAGGCGGCGCGCGAAGTGGGCATCTCGGCGTCGAAGACCTGGTCCTCGCTCCGGACCCATTTCGGTGACCACATGGGCACGCGTCGACCCAAAGGTAAGCAGATCAACCTTCAGTCCTAGGCCGCTTCTCCGGGGGCGCGACCATCGCGCCCCCATCCCGCACCGAGACCCGATCACCTGAGAGGAAACCGAGATGGAGCGCGAGATCGTCGCCTGGCCAGATGAGGTGAAACGCCGTAGCGGCCCTGGGATTGGGGCCTATCTGCGGCCGTGGGCCACCACCCTGGGACTGATCCCCGCCGGTTGGGCCGCACACCTGGCGTGGGGTGATGCCGGGGTCACCACCGGGCTCGCTGCTGCTGGGATCACCGCAGCCGGAGCCTGTGTGACCTGGCTGTCCTGGCGGCTGTGCCGGGCCCGCACCTGGTATGCCGCTCTCGTCGCCCCTGCCACCGCCGGTGGCATCACCGCCTGGCTGGCCACCGCCACCATCGCGGGACCGGGGCGACCGTGGCTGGATCTGCTCATCGTCGGTGGGGGCGCACTGTCTGGGCTGGTCCACGTGCAC